AGAGGCATCCGTGGAAACGCCGCAAGCATCTGTGGAGGCACCGCAAGCTGCCAGCGTCAACTTGAAGGATATGATTGGCGACGACCTGTCCTTTACGGACAACGTATTTGCCAGCATGCCCCTTGACGAGGGCGAGAACCCGGACAAGTACAAGGCACTGGGCGACAAGTTCAACTCGGTTGGAAGCTTGGCGAAGTCTTACCTCAACCTTGAGCGTATGTTGTCAAAGGATAAGATGCCCATTCCTACCGACAATGATGGTGATGAGGTTTGGGATCAAACCTACAAAGCACTGGGCAGACCGGAAACACCAGATGGCTACGAGGCACCGGAGGGGTTGCCCCCAGAGGCCAAAGAGCAAACTGACAAGATTTTCCATGAGGCTGGACTGTCGCAGAAGCAGGCTTCCAAGCTATATGCCAACATAGCACAGGCACTTGAGCAAAACAGCAGCAACCAAGAGCAGGCTTCCCAAGCCAGTGCTGAAACGGCAATACAGTCACTTGAGTCCGAGTTTGGTCCAAGAGGCGGTGAGTCATATCAGCAAGCACTGGACAAGGCCCAGACGGTAGCCAAGCACTTGGGGCTAGATGTTTCCGAGTTTTGGACAATGCCTGGGTTTGCTGGCAAGTTGGCCTCGCAGTATGAAACACTAATGGGCTCCAAGATTAGGGGTGTAGAGAGTGGACGAATTGGATCTGCACAAAGCATAGACGATCAAATCCACGACATACAGAGCAATCCGTCAAATCCGTATTACACGGCATACCGCGATGGTGATCCTGCTATACATAAACGGGTGTTGGATTTATTTGAGCAAAAGGCTTCATTGGCTATTTCTTAAAATAATTGAAGAAAAAGCTTGACATTTCAGTTCAAATCTAGTATAATGGGCGGATTCAATTTTTTAGACAAGCAAACTATAATGCCCTGAAAGAGCGAAGCCCCCTGCCGGATGGTCCGGGAACAGGAACAAACTGAAACTTATAAACTAACACATAACTAATATGTCTTCACAATACCCAAACGCATTCTCACAAAAGTTTGCTTCGGATGTGCATATTCAGTATCAGCAGGGTGCCTCTCGTCTTAAGGGCAAGGTCGCCGAGCGTAATATGGTTGGTGGTGAAACTATGTGGTTGCCGCAGATTGGATCTGTAGCTGGCCACCAAGAGTTTGAACGCCATGCCGATACGCAGTATATTGATACTCCGCACGACACCCGCAAGCTTGTTGCTAACCCAGAACGCTGGGCAGATCTTATTGATATGCCTGACCGCAACCGCTCGATTGCCGATTTCCTCGGTCCATACGTGCAGGTTGCTTCGGCCTACTTTGGTCGTCGGTTTGATACCATCGTTCTCGAAAACGCTCTCGGCACGAACTACGCTAAAGTTAGCGGAGCTACTTCGGAATCTTCCGTAGCATTTCCGGCTTCTCAGCAGGTCATTAACGCTCTTAGCGGATCTGATGAGGGATTAACTCTTGCAAAGCTCATTGAAACCAAGTCTATTCTTGGACAAAATGAGACCCCAATGGGAGAACAGAAATACTTCGTCCATCGCCAAGAGCAGTTGGATGATCTATTGAACAACGTAAGCCAAGTTAGCGACGCCGATTTTGCCAATGTTAAAGCATTGATAAACGGTGAAGTTAATTACTTCATGGGATTTGAATTCGTTCAAACTCAGACGGTTGCCGTTGCTTCAGATGTTGCTTCTTGTGTTGCTTACACAAAGAGTGCTCTTGTAGCTGGCATCACCTCTGGATTCAATGCGAAAGTCGAGCAGCTCCCCACCAAGAATTACTCTTGGCAAGTTTGGGCAGAGCAGGACATCGGCGCAACTCGCGTTGAAGAAGAAGGCGTTGTTGAAGTTCTGTGCGATCAAGCACCTTAATCTAGGAGGTAAAATATTATGGCATCAGTAGAAAGAACAGCAGCAACATACTACACGAACCAAATTGGTTCAAACGGCGATACTCGTTTAAAAACGTCACCTAGCGCCCAACACTATAGGGTTTATCGAATCCGAAGGGATTTTGATGCATCGGAATTAACCACCGATACATTTAAGCTTTTTAAGCTTAAGGTTGGTCAAGTGGTTCTTCCGGGACAATCTTGGATTACCCACGACAGTGTTGCAGCAACATCAGACATTGACATTGGAGATACCACAGATGTGAATCGCTATGCTGATGGACTGGACTTATCAGCCGCGGGACAGACTAATTTCTGTGATCCTGCAATTCCGGCTGGCGAAGACACCCCATTTGCGGCTACGGCTGCATTGTCGGATGTTATCGTAACGGTTAATACAGCAACTACTCCAGCAGCGGGAAGCGTTGTCTTCTACTTAGCGGTAGCAGATGCGTCTTACTCCGAGGAGTAATCGTAAATCAACTAATTAACCCGCTAGGCTTCGGCCTGGCATCTTCTCCCCCCTGCCCCCTTCGGGGGGTGGGGCTGGAGACTTTTTATACACTATGGCAGTCACGAGCACCGACATCGTCAATTTAGCGGCAACCCATTTAGGGGAAAGAAGGTACGCCGATCCCTTCACGGACACCTCGCCAACTGCCGAGTTGTTATCCTTTCGCTACGATTTTAGTCGTCGGGAGGTTTTGCGTTCCCATACATGGGGAGCGGCAAAGGTTGACATTAGCTTATCAGCCGATGCAACAGCACCTACGCACACATGGGCGAGAAGGTTTCTTGTCCCACAGGATTCTTTAAGGCTTGTCAACATTGGCAACACAGACTTAGAAGACTTGCATTATCGTGAATGGGAGCTAAAGGGACAAGCGATACACACCGATTTGGCTGCACCCCTTAAGATTACCTACATTCAAGACATAACGGACACATCATTGTTTGACGCCTTGCTGGTTGAGTCCATTGCCTTACACCTCGCATCCACTTGTGCAATTGCAATTACAGATGACAGGGGATTAGCTGAAGGACTTTTCTCATTGTATGAGCGAAAGGTTGAAGAGGCTAAATTTACAGATAGCTTACAACGCAGACGCCCAGTGGACAACCAATACGCTTATTCCGTTTGGGACGGTATTCACTCTGGAGCTGATAGCGTATAATGGCAATACATACTAGAATAAATCGTTTCAACGCTGGGGTTTGGACCCCGCTCTTGGATGGTCGTACAGACTTGGAGGACTATAGTGCCGCGCTTAGAACCTGCACTGGAATGATCCCACTTAAGTATGGTCCAGCCAAGTCCATGAAAGGATTTGAGTATGTTGCAGACACTAAGGAGTTTAACCCTTGGATATTGGCGTTCAAATTCAATCAAAGCACCAATTACATATTAGAGACCAATGGTTCCTATATCAGGTTCTTTAATAGCTCAACCGAACGCCCAACGCAAACCCCAGTTACGGTTGACGTAGAGGATGTTTCCAATTGGGCCGCTAGTACAGCCTATCGGTATGGGGAGCTTGTCAGGTATGGAAACACTAATGCAACCGGAACAATCACTTCTACGGGCACGGCTGTGGTTGGGGTTGGCACAGCGTTTACAACTGAGTTTGAGGTTGGTGACTACATACAAGAAAAGGGAAATGACCAAATAGCTAAGATTGTTGCTATTACGGATGACTTAAACATGACCTTGGACACGACATTTTCCCCAATAGCGTCTGGGGATAATTTTGCTGAGGTTACTTTGTGGGCATTTGATACACTTGGTGGTGGAACTTCAGCCGGAAGTTTTACGCCTGGGAGCTGGCATGCCTTAACACAAACAACAACTGCTGGTACATACATTTACGAAGTTCCTTTTGACATAGGTGGATCAAGAGTACAAGCATCAATGCACCCAGTTCAAGTCAATGATGTAATGTACTTTGTTAATGAGCAACACGCCCCAAGGAAACTTTCTAGGTATGGAGAAACCGACTGGCGTGTGGAAGAGATAGACTACTCGTATCCTCCAACGCTTTCCCAGAACACATCTACAACTACACTCCTTCCCGGCTCTTACAGTGGAAGCACAACAATGACAGCATCTGCTGACACATTTGAAGCTGGTCACGTTGGCAGCAAATGGGAGTGGCGGGTTGATCGAGATGCTGAACACGCATCTTATGACCTAACAACTGGTGGAATCAAGTCATTTGGAACCATCCCGGTTTTTGGTGATTGGACCTTTACTACAACTGGAACAAATTGGACTGACACATTAACGCTTGAAAGATCGGTTAATGGCGTTTCCGGCCCGTATGAAAAAGTCTATGAGGTTCAAGCTACTGGTTCGTCTCAGGAAAACTTCAGTATAACTGGAAACGAAAACGATCCGCGAGCACTCTATCGACTAACAAAGGGAGCAAACGCCGTTAATGGTACAGCTCATTTAGCAGTTGGTCAGGTTGAGGTGAGGGGTGTTTTTGAAATTGATTCCCTTGACGGTGGCAATCCGGCAACTATAGCAAATGTTACATGGACAAAACCACTTGACTTTGGTGGAACTCCAGTAGCCTCCACCAAATGGTCTGAGGCTGCGTTTAGTGGTGTGCAGGGTTGGCCTTCGGCTGCTTGTTTTTACCAAGGGCGCTTGTGGTTTGGCGGGACCAACAATAGGAAGCAAACTATTTGGGGCTCGTCAATAGATGATTTTGAAAACTTTGGAACATCTATTCCAAATGTTTTAGCAAGTGATTCTGTTTCCTACACCATATCCAGCGTCGAGCAGAACAAAATTAGGTGGATGCGTCCACTTGACAGTCTAATTGTTGGCACTACTGGGGAAGAATATTCCATTAAGGGAAGTGATGGCAACTCCATTCAAGCAACGGAAGCACCCCTTATTGCTCCAGAGTCAAGCAGGGGCAGTGCTTACATCGAGCCTACAATGGCTCATAATGGAATAATTTTCATATCACAAGATCAAAAGAAAGTCTTTTTCCTGTCTTATAATTGGAGAGCTAGGGGGTATGATACCGAAGATTTGTCTTCTTTAAGCGAAAACCTATTTACCTCCGTAAACCAATCAGCCTTTAGCAAAGATCCGTACAATATTTTTTGGTGCGGAAATCAGGGCGCACTTAACGGATTGGTCTTTGACCGCGTAAACGAGGTTAAGGCTTGGTTCATCCGAGAAGCCGGAGGCAGTAATGGAACATTTAGCTCAGTTGCATCCTGTTACGGTGGAGACAGTGGAGATGATATATGGGTTTTATGGGGAAACAGCAAGGTGTGTCGCCTCGCTAGAGACACGGTTTATAAAGGATCTTTTTTTGGGGTTAAAGCCAGGGGAAGAGATGCCCAGTGCTTTTTAGACATGAGCAAGTCTGAGTATGAGCAAATCTCAAACCCAGATCCAGACTTGGGCAGTGGCTATATCCGCGTTCTTGGCGCAGAGCATTTAGGCAGTTATACTACATTGACTGGAACTATTAGCTCTAGTGGCACAACCGTAACGGGATCTGGTACAGACTTTACTGGAGAGCTTTCAGTTGGTGACTACATTAAGGCCAATGGAGAAACCCAAAGAGTTGATTCAATTGCCAGTGCAACATCGCTTGAAACATCTGTTGCGTTTACCACATCTTTATCTGGTGAGACATTTGAAGAAGCAACTGGAAGAAGTGATGTTTATGCTTTGGTCAATGGCCTTGTGACTGGACCCCATCAAGTCAGGGGGGATCGGATTTCTATTGAGTTTGGCGACACTGCTGCCTCTGTTATTTATGGATTAAAGTATACAATGGAACTTGAAACAATGAAGTTGCAAGCTCCAGCGGGAGATGGCTTCAGTCGCGGTAAAAAGAAAAGGGCAGTTGAGGTTGATGTTGGATTTGATAATACGGTTGGTGGAAACATTGGCATTAGATATTGGGAGTCCGATGGACAGAGCGGAGAACAAACATACGAGATACCATTCCGCACGCCGCAAGACACTATGGACGACCCAATTCCTCTGTTTACTGGGGAGAAGAGACTTAAGTTGCCACAAGGGAGTCACAAATATTTTTCACTATACTACAAACAAACACTACCTTTGCCAGCGACAATAACCTACATGTCGCCGCAAATACTACCCAAGGGACAATAATGGGCAATTTCGCACCAGCTATATTCGGGGGCATACAGGGTGGAGCCCAGATTGCCCAAGGCCGTCAACAGAGAGCACTTGCAGAGCATAATGCAAAGTTGTCAGAACTGGATGCCCAGCAGGTGTTGCAGGATGCCGAGATGCAGGCGTTCACTGAGCTGCAAATGGGCCGAATCATTGTTGGCGAGCAGAAGGCTGGCTTTGCGGCAGGAGGTGTAGTGACAACCGTCGGCACACCTGCAATTTTAGCCGCTCAGGAAGCTGCTATGGCCTCCCAGCGAGTTGCGAATGTTATGATGCAGGGTCAGGCTGAAGCCTCACGTTTAAGGCGTGGTGCGGATTCGATGAGATTTCAGGGAAGAAATGCCCAGCTTGCCTCCACCGTTGGCGGCTTGACATCAATGGGCAAGGGAGT